TGTTAGTTCTTCAATTCTTTTACCAAGTGATTTTGCAAGTGCCTCTTGGGCTTTCATTATTTCTGTGGCTTCACGTCTTTCGTCATTACTCTTGCCAGCAAGTTTAACTTCATCCAACAGTGTCTTTTGATAGTCAGTAAATGCTTTTTCAACTTTTTCAACTTGGTTTTCTAACTTACCAAGTTCTTCTTTGTATTCATCTGTGACTCCTGTGTTTTCTTCAATCACAGCAGTATTATCTTCTATAACCTCACTATAATCTTCTACTTCTTTGCCTATTTCATCGTATTCTTGTTTTAGTTTTTCTAAATCTTCAGTTGCTTGTGCAATATTTTCCGACCAATCTCCTAAACCTAAGAAATCCATTGCCTGCATTGCTGCTCTTTTAACATAGAGCCATCCTTGTGCAACAAGATTTAAGGCTTTTTCCCAATCAACAAAAAGTGAAAGAATAGAAATAATTATACCAACAACACCTGCCAATTTTGCAACTTTATTAAGGTAGATAAATCCTGTTGCAACAATACCTAAACCTTTACCTAATTTGATAGCCGCAAGTTGTGTAGTAGTAAATGCTTTATCAACCATAATAATTTGCCCTGCGGCGTTGTAAGATGCAGCACCTGCTGTGGCAACTCTTTCTGCAACACCCATTAGTGCAACACTGGCTTTGATCAAACCTGTTCTAATTAGTGTTCCAAATGCCAATGTCAAACCAGCAACAGCAGGAATTACCAAATCAAATCTTGCTATTAAGTCTCCTATTGCACCAATAAAAGGTGTAATAATAGTAATGCCTCTTGAAAGAGCATTTATTAGTTCTGCAAGAGCAGGACCTAATTCTCTAAAGAAACGATCTCCTGCCAAATCCATTGCAATTCCAAAGTTGCTCATTGCAGTGCTAAGGTTATCCATTCTTGATTCTGTTGCACCACCAAATCTATCGTTGATTTCATTTGATAATGCTCTTAGGATCAGTTTTGCACCATCTGCACTTTTACCTAAGTCACTTAATTGTAATCTGTTCTTACCAAGAGTTTTTTGAAGCATATCAAAAACAGGAACACCTCTATCAGCAAGTCTGTTGAGATCTTCAAGACCCAAACCACCTGCTGTTGTTCTTGAAAACAAATCACTCATTGCTTCTAAGGCACCAATTTGATCAGTGGTGATAGCCGCAGTGTCTGTGAACATGGTCATTAGTTCATCCATGTTTTGTAGACCATAGTTTGTTGGATCAACACCGTTGGCTTTTAATTTGATATAGGCTTTTGTAAGATCTTGAACACTGAATTGTGTGCTTGTGGCAAAATCACTTATCTTTTCAAATGCTGTTGCACCTGCTGATACACTACCTTCAACAGCAGATAAAGAATCCCTTAGGTCTTCAAAGTCTGCCGCCACAGATACTACTTTACCGCCAGCAAATGCCGCCGCAATAGCCGCACCAACTTTTTTAGCAGTGCTCTCTAATTTTTTCATAGAGGCATTGCTTTTATTCACATTTTGTTCTAACTTACCAACACTTTTTTCTACATTATTGAGACTGGCGGTTGCTTTATCTACGAGTGTTAGTATTATTTGTGCGGTGTTTGCCACGGTTCATTGTCCTCTCAGTATCCTTCTTTTCCAACATATAGTATGCCGCCCAAAGTCTCCATTCTAAGGTTGTCATATCCAATATGTCTTCCAATGTGCGACCCAGTTCCTTAGCCAAAAACATGGTGAACCTAAGGTCAGGATCGCCTTTTAGTTTTTTTCCAGTTCCTCAAGTGCAGGCATATCCTCTGGAGTTGCACCATTGATTTGTGTAGCAACACGCAATACCACTTGGGGATCAATTTCATTCATAAACGATGCTTTATCATGTTTTGTGAATAAAGGATTTCCTTCTTCGTCTCTTGCTTTGTTGATTATGGTCATTACCAATGCTTCAACTGTCTTACCTGATTTGGTCAATTCAACAACTTCTGCTTCTGCTCTCAGTGTTTGAACTGGTCTATAATATATTTCGCAATCCCACTCAGGAACATGAAAACTTTTCATTGCACCTGAAATTTGTCTTTTGTAGTGGTTGGTTGCGTTTTGTAAAACACTCACCTTTGGTTTTTTTACTTCTTCCGTCATTTGGTTTTTCCTTTGTTTATAGTTGCTCGTAGGGCTTGTTTGACAAAACCTCGAGGAGCCTGTTTAGAATAACCACCTTCAAGTCTTTCAATGTAAGGAACTTTGTTCTCTACAATTCTATCCCTGCCTTGTGATCTCTTATTCCAGCCTCTTCGGGCTCGTCCTTTGTCAATAGGAGTGCGTTTTTTCACTTCAGTTTGATAGGTATTTTGCAAAAAGTCTAATTCCTTTTTAACCAAAGGTTCAAACTCTTTTACAATATTATCTGCACGAAATGTAATACGCACTCCTAAATCTCCTTAGATGGTTGATGTAGTGATAGCACCTGTTCCAGTAAATGAAACACTTGCTTCAGTTATACCATCGTATGATGCTGTCACTGAGTAAGAAGTGACAATTACATCACCTGCAAACTTAGTAGCAGTCACACTACCATCTGGGAACAATTCTACACTGACAGTATCGTCAGTTGCAGGATCTAATGCAGTTGACACGATTGTATCTTCTGAATCGTCATAAACGATATCCATTGAACCTGAATAGGATTGTAGTCCCTTTTTGTATGTTCTAACACCACTTGACCCCATAGAAGTATCTTCTACTGTGTCTCTTGTGATATCCATACTCCAAGATCTAACACTCGCCACCGCCGTGAGAGCATCAGAGCCGGATTTGATTTTAACTGATCCTGCGGATCCTTCATATCTCGCCATTACTCTTCTCCTTCGTTAGTTGTTGGCATAGAGGTGTCATCTAAACTATATGTCCAGTTGTCCTCATCTTCCTGAGGAGCATCCTCCTCTATGACATCAGCAGTGGCTTTGGCATTGCCAATCTTGCTGACTTTTTTCTTCACAGTGCCAACTTCTTGCCAACCCTGTGAAAGAAAATTGTGTAGATAACGGCTTTTGACTTCTTGAGTCATTCCGTCTTTCTCAATTGTTACTTTGCTCATTATGTTGTCCCCTTAGTGTAGAGGTATCTTACCTCAACGGTTATAGCCACCTCACCTAAGGGTGGCAATCTGTCGACCACTTCAATAAAAGTGACCTGTGTCTTCATGTCTTTGCGACTTGAATCTCTTGAACGATCTGTGTCTAATGTTTCTTCTATTCTTTCGATGATATCGTTCTTCTTTTTATCTAATTCGTTGCCTCTTACAAAGGCTCTAATAATATATGTGATTGTGCCCTGTCTTTTTATGCCCATGCTGTAGTCAGCACGAGTTTCATTGAATGTGTTAATCAATATTGCAGGGAATTGTGTGATTGCTAATTTTTCAACATCAAAAGGTTCTCGTGTCACAAGCACAGGTTTTGGATCTGCCATGTTCTTGAGAACATCAACTATGTTTTCTGCGAAATCGTTTCTTAAACTCATGTCTTACCTCTGCAATCGCAAGAAGTAAGCAGGTTCCTTTTCTACATCAGTGACTGTTCCATCATTGTCAATGTCATACTCAACACCATCTTGGATCACCATTGTAATCTCTTCATTAAACCTTTGTTTGTAGTAGTCCATTTTGACCTGGAACACATCAAGTTCAGGTTCAAATTTTGATAGTTGAGGATAGATGAAATATGCGAGAGCATAGTATACAGTTGCTCTTGTCATCTGACTTTCTGTTAGTAAAGCAGAATTCATTTCTGCATTTAGACCAATTACAGTGATGTCAAATTTACCAATCTGTTGTGTTGGCCACCAATGCACTCTAAGATATCTTTCAACGTCTGCTTGTGCTTTAGACAAAGCATCGTCAAAGTTGTGAATGCCATAGTTTTGGATGTCTGGTTCGTATTCTAAAACATCCGAGATAGTTGCAAAAGCCATCGGCTCTCCTCCAGTCCTACTAAAAGGTTTAACAAAGCAAGTCCTTCTTGCTTAATATATTTAGTCAAATAAAAAAAAGGGCCCTCGAAAGAGCCCTTTTTCTAAAGTTTGTTATTAGTCAATAACAGCATCTGTAGTGATTGCAACACCATGTAGGTCTTGTAGTTCACCAACAGCATATGTCATAGAACCAACAATTTCAGTTGCTCTTAGAGAAGCATCTCTTTGAGTTTCAATTGAAATGTCTTTCTTAACAGCATATGCAATCGCATCTGGATGCATCACAGCACCTACATATGCACCAGTGGAATCACCAGTTACAACAGCAGATTCGTATAAATCTACGCCTGCGATACGACCCACGAAGCCTTCTGCAAGAGCAGCATTACCAATGTCACTTAGTGCATGGTTGATTGCTGAAGCACCTGAGTTAGTTAATTGCTTCTTAAGGTTATACATTTGGTTTGGATGGAATACACCAACATATGGTCCCATTACTGAGTTTGCTCTTAGGTTAGCAACAGCCTGGAAGATCAAGTCAGCAGTTAATTCTGGCTGAGTTGCAGCACCAATAGTAGTTGAAAAACCACTGAATAGAGCAGCAATATCTTCGTCAACTTTCTTAGCAAGACTCTCACCAATGATACGACCAATGCTTGCAGCAGTGTCGTCATTAGCACTATCACGAGCAGTGTCAGTTAGTGTGACCAATGCCGCAATTTCGTCTGCGTCGAAAGTTTTTTCAGTTGCAGTAACAGCAACATTAGTTGCGTCTGTGCCTTCACCTGATACAAGTGAAGAAGTTGCAATAGTTGGGTAGATACCCACTTTTGCTTGTTTGCCTGGCTGTCCTGTAAGATTAAAGTTTCTTACTAAAGGACGCATGAAGCCTCTTTCCTGCATAGTGAATAGTGCAGCCTGCTGAACGTCACTAAACAGGGCGGCTAAAGTTGTTCCAGTTGTTTCGTTTGCCATGTTATTTCTCCTGTGTTATAGCAATTTAAGGATTTACATCCTTATACCTTTGGACTTCATCAACTCTTTGTAGATTTTTCTATCTTCCGCAGAGTTCATGTTTAAGGATGAAACATCTACTTTGCCAGGTGTTGAACCACTGGAGTTTGCGATATTGCTGGTAGTGCCTGAACCATTTGGACCTGCACTTATGAAATGTGGATTGGTTTGAAGAAAATCTTTAACCAAATCATCAACACCCATAGCAACACCTTTGTCAGTGTATCTAACATTGCCATTGTCGTCAAGCACTTCAACATCACCGGCATCGCCAAGTCTAATGTTGTTTTTCAGCAAACTCACAACCTGTTTAGGGTTGATTGCTTTGCCTGCACTCGCCGCATTTAACAATGCACCGTCGACTTTGATAGAGGTCAATTCCTTTTGCAGTTGATTGATAACACCATCTTTCTTTTCAACAGTTGACTTAAGGATAGTTTCAAATTCTCCTCTTGCCTTTTGTTGTTCAAGACGTGCTTCTTCTTCTGCCGCAATCATTTCTCTATATTTGTTGACGTCAACGCCTTCAAATTGTTTAGAGATCTTTTTGCGTTCTCTATCTAATCTTTCCTTGACTATTCTGTCAAGTTCTTCCTGGCTAAAAGCCTTTGTTTCTTCCTGGTTTTCTGCTATAAAGTCCTGATTATTTTCAGCAGTAGGCTCGCCAGTTGCCTGTTCTGTTTGAACTTGTTCTTCGTTCATTTGTATCCTCCTGTTATGGTAGAAGTCCCCCATTCCCTCGTAATTGAGTAAAACTTATACACCAATATTTATCTAAGATGCCTGTAAACCAACCAAAAACGGTGATCTAACGGCCTCCACGACGGCCACCTCTTTTGCCGCCTTTTTTCTTCTTTTTTTTCATAGCCATGTCACAGCCCTCCTTACATTCCCATTACTACGGCAATTAACTGTGCAAACACAGCCAATGTCACAGCACCAAGAAATCTTTTGATCATCAACATATCTTTTTCCATATGCTTTAAATGATTGTCTAATACCAAATCTATTTTTTGTTCTAAGAGTGATAACCTCTTGTCCAAATTTTCGTATTCTTTCATTAGTCTTCACTCCTGTAGATTGTATCTGCAATTTCACCTCTTCTTGCCCTCACAAGATGGTAGATGTTTAACAGATGTTTTCGTGCCCTCACGCCTGCTGAATTATTCCATCTTTTCATAAATTTTTCATTTTCCTGATAGTATGCTTTGAGTTCACGCATAAGTTCTTCGTGGCAATCTGTAGGTTGCACACGATAGGTAAACTCTTTCACCAAAACATCTACATCAGGTTCATTACTCATCTGGTGAATCCTCTGTGTCTTCTTTTTCAAACAATTCATTTAGTTCTGGATGCAGATCCTGTATCTGTTGATCAGTGTATCCTGCATTGACCATTTCTCTTAGATGTGTGACTAAATCAGTAGGTGAAGTAACTGGTCTATGTTGCACAGCATCCAATTGAGGCTGTGTGGTTAGTTCTTCATATCTGTCTTCGTCAACAATCAGTGCCAACATTTTGTTTTCAACTTCTTTGTTTAGGATGGGTGAATCAATACCTGCTTCTTTGGCCAGTTTCAACATATTCATATCATTGTATTTGTCTTGAATGTTAAAACTGTCTGGGTATTTTACAACACCATTCCATACTGTGCCTTGCCATAGGCTGTATATACGCCATATCTGTTCTTCTGCGTGTTCTAAGTTGTCTGCTTTTTCTGCAAGACGAGCATTTAGAAGTTGGAATTCTGTAGCAAGTGCAACACCACTTAATCTTCTTGTTTCAATTGAACGAATACCACCCATGTGTGTCATTCTATCTATTGCTTCAACTTTTTTATTAATAGATTCAAGTATGCCTTCAATACCTGAACCATTTGGTTCTAATAGATATGGTTTGACACTTTCTGGTAAATCGTCTGGCACTTGTATAACTGATCCTGCACCTGCCGCAGCCTGTGTGGATGCAGTTTTAACAAGACTTGGATGATTTGAAATACGAATTAACTGTTCCAATTCACTTAGTTCATTGTAGATTGATTTGCTCATATCTGCAACATCACCCACGTCTGAAATACCTATGCCTTTGATTGGAGACCTTTGGCTGTAAACACACACCGCAGGAATTATACCAAGTGCATTTGGTATTTCTTCCATTATGATTTCTTGATCGTCATCATAGGCAACAACCTTGATTCTATCAAGATAGTATTTTCTAAATGTGTCACGACCATTGTTTCTACCTTCATATAATTTTAGGTATGAAAGATAGTAGTGTCCGTTTGCGGCTCTTTGATATTCCCAGTCTAAAACATTTTCTGGAGTATACAAACTCATATAAGGACGAATGCCTTGATCAAGTTCTTCTGCTCTTGTGAATGCAACAGTGTTGGGTTTGTCAATCACACACCATATGTGTCCATACACACTTGAATATGTGCTGACATCACGCATAACACTGTCAAAACTTCTACCATCTAAATCTGTGTCTTGTAAAAAAGCATCCAATGCTGAATCATTATCAATGTTTCCAAATTCTCTTTTAGGTGGCATACGGAATAAGAAACTGTTGTAGATTGCAACAACGGCTTTAACATGGTTATCATAAGGAGTATTATCTAATCTTGTTTCATATTGTTCTCTGTTTTCGAAAATATAACTTGCAAGATATTCTCCTTCCTTGTAAGAATGTCCACCACTGTAGGAATCAATAAGGAACTTCCATCTTTTGATAAGTTCTTTCCATTGTGGGTGGGCTGATATAATTTGACTATTTTTTGACATCGTTTACCACCTTTTTGTTCCAAAAGTCCAGTGACTGAGTTCTTCTTGTTCAACCCGTGTCTTGATTGGGAACAAGTAGTCACAAAGATAGCCAACAGCATCTGCGAAATGGTCAAGTCCTGAATCTTTATCTATTTGATTTGTATTTTCTTTGTATGTTAATCTTTGAAGACTATCAATGGTATGCTTACATTTAGGATCAACTAATAATTTTCTTTCACCAGTTGCTGATCTAAGCATAGCATTGACAGCATTTACCCTATCTCTGATAGGTGTATGATATTGTCTTGATTTGACTGTAAAGCCTGCATTCTGTAGTATTGAAAAATCTGTTTTACCACCTGCAGAAGTTTTCTTTTGTCTTGAGGCAGGATCTGGATACACAACAATTTGACTGTTTGGATATCTGTGTTTGATTTCGTCTACTACTTCTTCTGTGTTTGATCCACGCATCATTATCTCGTCAAATATATGTATGCTATTTTTCGATACCTGTGCAATAGTTGTGGCCATGCCGCCAA